TTGAGCCAATTCAGGAGTCCATACAGCCTTAAGTTTTCTTGTCTTAGCAACAATTGCTTCAGACTTCAACTCTAGGTCTACTTCTGGAATTCCTATATCAGTTGCAGGTTCAGATGGAGAACTATCTTCGAAGTCTCCTCTATTACTTGCAATTGGTTGTTGTGAATATTTTACTGAATCTAAAGTTGATGGGTTACTTGCACCATCAGCTTTTACGAAAAAGTAAAAGTTAGATGAATCAGCATACGAGTGTGCAGAGTACTGAGCAGAAATAACTGTATCAGCAACTACGAATGAACGTACACCATCAACATCAGGTCTAGTAAGTGTTGATTTAGCAACTCCTACTTTTGCAATATCACCAGCAGCGATTGAAGCTGATAATGATGAATCAAATCCAACATCAGACCAAGATGCAGATGCGAATGATGCTACTGCAGCATTTGCTTCTGTTACATCGTTGATTGAATATCCGAATCTACCATCTCCGTAAAGACCGTTTACAGCAGAATCAGTTGAACCAAGGTCAGCACCAGTACCACCAAATAGTGATTTTCCACTAAATGCTGGGTTACCTGCTTGTGCAGTACCATACTTAAAGTCTAAGTAAAAAATTAGACCAGAAGGTAAGTTCATTGGTTGAACACTAACGAATTCTTTCGATGCAATTTCACCGAAGATTCTTCTTACTAGAGGAAGGGCTACACCACTCCACTCTTCGTTACCACCACCTGTACCGGTTGCAGTAGCTTCATCAAGCAATTGTTTTGCTTGGTTTTCTAACAATACAGATACCTGTGATTGTTCTCTCTCTCCTAAACCTTCAAGAAGTCCAGTTTGTTCCCATTTACCTTTAAGTTCTCTAGTTTCTGCTAGCATAACTTGCTGTGGGTTCTTTCCTTCCATCAATTTAGATAAATCAAAATTTGCCATTTTTATTTTTCCTTTTTTTGGGTTAAAATTAGTTAATATTAGCAAGTTTCTTGAATCTATCAGCCATCGTATTAGTTGATTCAGCTATTACTTCTTTCGAAGGAGCAGTTGATGCAACTGATTTAGATGCGAATGATTCAGTAATTTTCTTACTAACTTTTTGTTTTTTTGCAGTTCCATTAATCTTGAAACTCTCAGCCAATGTTGAGAATACAAGTTTAACTTCTCTTACGTTACCAGTTCTGTCTAACGTTTCAACAACTTTCATTTTTTGGTCGTTGTTTAAGTCATAAGAACGGAATAATTTGTTTGTATAAAGTAGTTTTGCGTTTAACAAGTTTACTTCATTGATTGTAGATTTAAGTTCCTTGATTGTACTCATTGCTTCTTTTAATTCAGCTTGAGCTTCTTCAAGTTCATTAGTTTCTTCTACAACTTCTTCAGAAACTTCTTCTTCTGATTCATCTTCTTCGTATCCCATTTCTTTTAGGATTTCGTCTAAGTCGATTTCTTCATCATCAGATTCTTCTGATTCTTCTTCAGATACTTCTTCTTCAGATTCGTCTTCATCACCTTCTTCAGAAATTTCTTCTTCTTCTTCAGATTCTTCACCTTCATTGTGGTGTTCATCTTCGTGAGATTCGATTTCATCAGATGCGATATCAGCAACTTCTTCCTCTTCTTCATCATCAAGTTCTTCTTCAAGTTCTTTAATGATAGCTTCAAGGTCAAGTTCATCTTCTTCCTCTTCTTCTGCTACTTCTTCTTTAGATTCTTCAGAGTGAGTTTCATCAACTTCCTCTTCAGATACTTCTTCTTCAGCAACAACTTCAGATTCTTCAGATACTTCTTCTTCAGATACAGTTTCTTCAGATACTTTTTCTTCTTCAGCTTCTTCAGCAACAACTTCAGTTTCTTCAGATACTTCTTCTGTTTCTTCAGATACAGTTTCAGTTGATTCTTCAACTTCTTCTTTATCTTCTTCTTCAGTTACAGTTTCTTCGGATACTTCTTCTGTAGCTTCTTCAACTGTTTCAGTTTCTTCTACTACTTCGTTTTCTTCAACCTTTTCTTCTTCCTCATCACTTTCTTCAATTTCTTGTTGAAGTTTTTGAGATAGAATAGATTGTAAACGAGGTGTAAAAGCTTCTTCCAAAGCTATTTTAGCATTAGCAATTGCAGTTTCTCTAACAGCTTTTGCATCAGCGATAGCTTCTTTTAACAAATTTGAGTTTGCCATAATAGTTTACCTTTCGTTTTGTTTTCGTGAAAATATTTGGGATTTCCAATAATGATTATTGTAAAACGGTTTTTTAGTTACCACATATAAGAATGATGGGTATTCATTAACCTTAGTAAGAACCTACATTGGGTAGGTTATTCAATATATAAATATAGAATATATATTTTAAACGATAATTTTACTTATCTTTTTTATCTTTATTCTTATTTTTATCGTTTTTGTTACCTTTTCTTTTAGGTTTTTTAGTATAAAATCTTAACTTAGTATCACCATCTTCTATTTTACCAAGTATAGTTTCCTTTTCTTGTTCCCTAACAGCTAATTGTTTTTGTCTTCTACGAACTGTTGTGGGTTTTATATAGTATCTTCTTTCTCTAAGTTCTAAAAGATGACCCGAATCAATGGTTTTTCTTTTTAACTTTTTTAATGCTCTGTTGATATCTCCTTTGATTACCTTGACAGAAACAATAGATTTCTTTTTACTCATTCTCCTAATTTTAGTGTAACGTTATTTTATATAAGTATATATAATTTTAATTTAAGAACCTTTACCAGTTCCTGATTTTCTTCCTTTAGTATGAGTAGAAACGTTAATAGGTTTTTTACCTTGTCCTGCAGATGATTTACCACCTCTATTAGATTTGTTTTGTGCTGCTCTTTTTCTACGAGTTGCAGATTCTTTTTCTTTCTTACTCATAGATGCGGCTTTCTTGGCAGGAACACATTTAGCATATCCTTTTTTCTTACCACTCGTACCACATGGAGGGTGTTTACCACTTTTATCTTTTTTACCGATGTTAACCCACTTGGATTTAAACCAGTTTCTCAAATCTTCATTTGTGGTTTCTTCGAATATCTCGTCTATGATATCTTGTAATCTCATTACTTACCTAGTTGGAATAATTTTTCTTCTGCAGCTGCATTAGTTCGGTAATCGTAGTGTTTTGGATTTACTCCAAAATCTTTTAGGGATTTTTCTAACCAAATTCTATACTGTCTTTTACCATACTTTTTTTCCATGGTAGCAAGTACATCGTAAAATAGTTTTTCGTGTTTAACTTTTTTTACTAAATCTTTGATTTGTTTTTTATCTTCTACCATTGGATTATATCCTTGTGGTACACCATCATCTTTACCTTCAGCGAATTTCATCAATCCTCTTACTCTTTTTATTAATGTACCTGCAGGAATTCCATAGGTATCACTCATTACATCTTGAGTAAACTTATTTGATAGGAAGTTAGATAATTCTTTTTTAGTTGCAATACCACTCTTAAAATCATCTCTTGCAATCTTATCTAATTCTTTAGCATCTATCTTACCTTTAAAGTATGCAGTAAGTGCATCTGCTTTGTAGTTGTATTTACCTTCGTTTACTGATTCCTTAACCACTTTTTTAATTAAGTGGTTTCCTAATACAACTGTATCAGATGGGGAAGTTCTTATTTTAAGAGGATTAATCTTTTCAACCTTACCTTTAATAACTTTTTTTCCACCTTTTAATGTTACAGTAATAGTATCACCTACTTTATATTTTGCTTCGTTTACTGATTCAAATTTATATTTGTGATATTGGTCTCTTGAAAGAATATAATTTTTAATAAAATCTTTTAATTCTTTTTCGGTTTTGAAGTTGTGGCCACCTTTATCAATATCATGTCCTTTATAGTATGGAGTAAAGTTTGTAACACCACCTCGTGATTTTCCTTTTTTCCAAACTATACCATCAAGGCCTTTGTATTCTGATTTGAATCCTTCGTTTACTGATTCATTAACTTTCTTTACGTGCTGAACAATCTTCTTAGCAAATGCTGGAGAAGTTATTTTAGCTATCTGAGTAATAGTTTCTCTTGTATTAGGTCTAATATTCTTTACACTACCTCCACCTTTCATATCAGGAAACTTACCATCCATTGAGTACCCATAATCTTTAATTGCTATAAGGTTACTACTTTTATCAAACATAAATTTGTAAGAACTTATTCTTGAACTATAAGAAATTCGTATAGTTACTTCAAATTCACCTTCTTTATTTTTCTTATCAGAACCGATAACCATTCCGAATGCTTCACCAGTTTTGTTGTTTCTACCTTTGATTGATGCTTCGTTTATTCCTTCTCTTGTTAGTTTGTATCCTTGTTTTGCAAGTGTTCCAACAAAATCACTTAAATCTTTTTTGTTCTTGAAGATTTTTATATCAAAGAAATCACTACCATCTTTGTGTTTCTTTTTTCCATCGTGGTAAGATATTGTGTATTTTGCTTTACCAATACCATCTTGTCTTTTGAATCTTTTCTTACCTTCATCAACACCTCTCATTTTCTTTTTGACTATCATTGTGATACCACCCAAATCTTTTGCCCACTTTTCAGCATCTTTCTTATCACGATATGCAGCAGTTGCTACTGGCTTTACACCTTTCTTTGGTGAATGTAATACAATATACGCTTCGTTTACTGATTCATTCTTAGAAATTAATTCATCTACATCTTTATGAACATCTTTATAGTTGTTGAATTTTTGTTTACGAATAGCACTATATAAGGCCATTGTATATTTTTGTGAGTTGTTGTGGATTTTTCTTTTAATTGAATCTGCAGATTTTGAAGCTGATTTAGAATCCTTCATTTCAATATCATTTACTGCAGTTGAAAATACTTGAAAATCTTGAAAAGCATTCTTCTTATTATAATCCATCACCATATCTTCAATAAAAGATAATGAAGATTTCATATTCTCTTTGTTTTGTTTGAAAACTTTGGTTGCCATAGGGTCACCTTTTTTCAAGAATCGTACAAACTCTTCTTGTTTTCTCTTGACCTGACTCTTTTCACTAAAGTAATCTTTCTTTCTAAAAAGAGAATATACTTTTTCAAATTCTTTATTAGGGGATTTGAATCTTTCGTTGATTAACATTTCTTCCATCCTCCACCAGCTGCTTTATATTTCTTGGCTGCCCAACCATTAGCATATGCTGATGGGTAAACATCAAATTTTTGTTTTGCTTGAGATTTATAAGAACTCCACTTACCAGGATTTGTTGGACAATTTTTCTCCATTAGAGTTTCAACTTTTTGACCGAACTCATATAATGCAGTTTCTTGTTCGTTTAAATCAGTTACTTCTTTTATTGTAGTAGTGATAGAACCATCATCGTTTCTCATTGATATAGATACAGGTTCTTCATTTAAAGATTCGTTACAACCACCTTCAGTTTCATTACATCCACATCCACAATCTTCTTTAGATTCGTTCATTCCTAAACGTTCTTTCATTTGTTCTTCTGATATCTCACCAATCTTGTAGTATCTTGAAAGTATGTGTCCCATATCTTCATATAATCCACTCATTCTTTGGTCAAGTGCCTTAGCTTCAGAAGCAACTTTATCGAATTGTTTACCCAACTTATCCAATTCACTCATGTTTCTTTTAATCGTGTGTTTATCAAACCAATCATCACCTTCGTGAATTGCTAATGTTCTAGCTGCTTCTGTAATACCACCAAGTGTTTCTGCCACTTGAGTAATATCGGATTTTCTATCCATTGATTCTTGATATTTGTTGTAAGTAGAAACGATTTCTAAGAAGTGTTTTTTAACTTCTAAAGAAAGAGGTCTCTTTTCTTCTGATTCGTTCATTAGTTGGGTTAATTTAATCATCGTGTACTCTCCTTAAAATAATTTTTTTAATTTTTTATCACCATAAACATCGGCGAAATACCATTTCTTATCTTTCATATTGTATAAATATATGTATTCTGCTCCACCACTTCTATCTGCAGTATCTACATATTTACCAAAATCTTTCATATCACCTTTAGTTGGTTTTCCATTTTTGTAATATTCAATTTCTTTATCATCGAAGATTCCTCTTGCTCCACCCATCTTGATTAGTTTAAGAACATCTTTATCACTCTTCATGTGATGTTTTAAACCTGGTTTCATATTTGATGGATATCCATCGTAGTGAACGTATGCAGAAACAATCTTACCATTTCTACCAATCACACCAACTTGAGAACGAGTTCCTTCGTTGATTATACCTTCTTTTAATAAATCAGTTAATTTAATCATAATTTCTTTGTCTCCTTTTTAAGAGTATATAAATCAAGTTTACCATCTTCGGTTAACTTAACATCATAATTAGTTTTTCTTATATCATTGTGACCACCTTTAAATGGAACACTAGCAACATTTCTTGTTACTGTTCCTAATTTAATATCATTATCACCTAAATATTTTTTTATATCAAATGCCATAACTTAATTTAATTCTGTTATAATTTCTCTCATCAAATCTTGTGATTTACACCACTCATTACAAACTTCACCTTGTTTATTAACAGATTCGTTCATCGGAGTCATAAATGCTCCATGTGTTGATGGATTAGAAACAAAATCCCAACCAATCAATTCAAAATCTTCACCTACTTGTACTTTACCACCTGATAGAGGTGATACTGAACCCATACCTCTTGATGAGATACCTAAAAGGATTCCTGCTTTAAGTAGTTCTTTTAAGATGTTACCACTTGGGGTCGGTAGTATCTCAACTGTTCCTACTAAATCATCATTATCCCAATGTATCTCTCTTACGTTATGAGATACGTTCTTTAGATTGATTACAGAAGAATCAGGATGGTCTAATTCACCAAGTGCTCTTCTTTCTTTAATAAGTGTTTCGTATTTCTTAGCTTCTCTCATCAAAATTTCTTTAGGATATATCCTTCCATTTTGATTTTCCGCACCTGCTCTTTGTAAGATACCTTTAACGATAGTTCTACCACTAGAATCTTCGTTTACTCTACCTTCGAATAGGTTTGTTTCTATTAATAAATTTGCCATTATGCTCCCCAACTTTTACGTTTTTTAAATAAATCAAAAAAGATTGCTGATACCTCTTGTCTGATGATTTTTCTTATTTCATCTTTATCAGACTCATTGAGGTCTTCAGTAACTAAAAAATGGTTTACACCAAATTTAGCATCTGAGATTTCCTCATTGATGATATCATACAACTCCGATTTTTTCATCTTATTTTACTTTACCTCTCTTTGCATCTCTTTTTAATTCTTCAAGTGCATTGATTTGGTCTTGTATTGCCTCACCCAAACTTACATTTCTGTATTTAGCTTGTTTTCTAACGGCAATCATTGCAATTCTTTTTTCTTCAGAAGAAGGTCCTTCATTAATTGATTCTTTAACTTCTTCTTTTTTATCTTCCTTCTTATCATCTTTCTTACCATCTTTCTTCTCTATTGCTTTTTGAAGTGCTGGTGGTAATTTTTTCTGAGCATCTGTTAATTCAGAAACTTGTTCTTTTTTTGTTCCTTTTCCTTTCCAAGTTTTTTCAATCTTGTTAAAGAATGCCTTCTTTTCTTCATCAGACATAGAAGGAATAGATTTACCTGCTTTTTCTAAGGCTCTTTTGAAAAATTCTTGATATTCAGATTCTTCAATCATAGTTTCTCTAACTATGTTTTTTAAGTGTTCTCTTGTTATTTTCATTTTTCTATCTCCTGTATAGTTCGAGCAATGTTTATCAGTCGCTCCTTTATCTTATAAATATGTTTATTTGTTCTTTTCCAATAGTTATCAGAATCCAATTCATTCATTGTTTTAATCTTATTATACCAATTAAAGAATTTTTCTGTTTCTCTAAGTTGATATTTAAGTTCTTTTAAACCCATTGCCATCTTCTTATGAGCATGCATTGATTCATCGTTTTTTAATGCTAACCAACGATTTACTGGTCTTTTTACTTTAGCTTCGTTTACTGATTCTTTTAATCGATTCATTTTTTTATCAGTTACGAAATATGCAGAACCGCCACCTGGAATTCCTTTTTGTGTATTTTGTAATCTCTTTACTTCTTTTTCAGCATCTTTAAATGTTTTGAATTCTTTTCCACCAACTAAAGATTTACCTTTTCCTCTACCTTGATTACGAGTAATATAGTATTTTGCTTCGTTTACTGAATCTTCATCCATCTTACCAACTATCTTCATACCGAATTGAGTTGAAATCTTTTTCTTACGTTTCTTATCTTTAGCACCACCATCAGAAAATGCACCAGGTACATTATACCCAGCTACATTACCTGTTGCAGTTGCCTCATCCAATTCTTTTTCTACTTCTTGGATAAGTTCTTCTAAAAATTTATTAAGATTTTGTTCCATTGACATTTTTTATCTCCTTAACCAATTCATAAGACATCATTAAAGCTGAAACTTGGTCATCAGTAATTTTTTTACCGATTCTTTGTTTTTTCAAAACATTTATCGTTTCTCTCAACTTTATTTTTGTAATCTTATCCTTCATACCTTTATACATTGAATGTAATTCAGTAATAGTTTTGATTAATTCAGATTCAAAATATTCGTTGAAATTTGAAGTGTTTGTTATGTTATTAATATACTCTCTTAATAACCCCTTTTGAGATTCATTTAAGTTAGTATATTTTTTATTAAAAGTTTCAACAAGAATCTTATAAGTCAATAATCTAAGGTCTTTCTCTTGTTTTCTATAATCTTCAACTAATTTATTCTCTTTTGTTTTTAATGCAGATTTAGATTTTGATGAGATATGTTCTACAATTGTAAGTTTAGAATCAAATACATCCTTTACATGAAGAACATCGTTCTTTTTACCTTCAAAAAGTTTGTGAATAGAAGCTAAAATTTTATAGTTAGTTACAGGAGAAGCTAAGAAGTTAGTAATTTCAAAGTTTTCTTTTATTGATTTAATAAGATGATATTTTTCCTTTTGAATTTTTGTATAGTCAATTCTACTATGTGCTTCTAGAATAGCATCAATGAATTTTTCGGCTTTTGCCTCTGAATTATATTTTTCATTTATTAAAAGGTTAAATAATCTAAGTTCTTTAGATATTTCTGTACCCTTTCCGTAAAATTCTTTAATTATTTGCTTTCCCTTCTCTTCGCTACCATTGATAATCTCAAGGGTAACCTGTCTAGTTAGGAGCTCAAATATAAATCCTACGTTTTTAAATTTTGAGTGTTTTATTTTTTTCATTTGTCTATTTCCAATTATGATATAGTAAATTTTCTCTATTATAAATATAAAAATATAAAAGATAAATTAATTTTCAGTATCATTAATGAGGTTTTCCTCATCTAACATACCTTTCTTTTCGTTTAAATACTTTCTTTTTGATGCAATGCCACTTATATATTGAGAGGCTTTTTCTTCCGAAGTTGTGTTCTTTTTAGCACTTCTTCTCTCTTTATCACCTAAAGGGTCTCTTCCAAGTGGATGTTTATCCTTTTTGTAAGTTCCACCCTCTTTTGGTCTACCACCTTTATCTTTTATCTCTTGTTTTAGTTTTTCAATCGATTCCTCAATATCATCTGGCTCTTCATCTTGGTCTGCTGGGTCATTACCCTCATCCTCAATAGAACGGAATCTGTATCTATCTTTCAAGTCATCTAACATTTTAACTCTTTCACCATCTTGTGCACTATCTGATAGTTTGAATACATTATCGTATATCCAATCTTTAGATAACATATTTAATCCTTGAATATCTTGAGCTAATCTAATTTTTTCACTCCACAAGTTTAATTTTTCTTGTTCGTAAATAAAAGATGGATTTACTAACTGTAATTCAAAGTTAGTCATTTCAGAATCAGTAATTCCTTGTGAATATAAATGCACGATTGCAATCTTAGATAATTCAGAAACTACTGTTCTTTGTATTCTCTCAATTGTTCTTGCAAATCTAACATCTTCTGCAGCTAATGTAGCTTTACCACCTACATTTTCTTCATATCCTAAATAAGCTTTTGGAATCTTTAGAGCTGCAAATAATTTATTTTTTAAGTAATCAATATCCTCAATACTTGCATATTCTAAACCAGCAAGATTTTCAATGTTAGTACCACTATCACCACCACGAACAGGAAGATAGAAATCTTCTGTTAGGTTTTGCATATTATACTTTAAGTTGTAATCACCAGTATTTCTATCAACAAAAGGAACTTTCTTCATCTTGTTCATAATTCTCTGCATATAGTTATCTACTTCTGTTGGAGGAATGTTTCCTATATCTACTTTGAAAACTCTTTTTTCTGGTGCTCTCATGATTCTGTGAATTAACATAGCATCTTCCATTAAAGATAATTGTTTCCACAATCTTCTACCATTTTCAATCATTGATTTTCCATATGGTAACCAGTTTGTATCTGCTAATAATCTAAAGTGAGCAACTTCAAAGTTTTCGTATTGTTCTTTTCCATTTGGGTCTTCAGTAATCTTAAATTTTACTGAGTTTGGATTCGATGGGTCTGTTCTTTCTAATCTTTCTGTGTTGTAAACTGAATGAGGTGTTACGTTAACAATACCTTTACCTTCAGCGATTTCTAAACCTAAGAAGAAATCTCCATACTTACACATATTTCTTACCCATGGCCATAGGTTGAATTCAATGTTAAGAATATCATAAAATAAGTTTCTTAATATTTCTTGTACGTTTTCATTATCAGATACAATTCCAAGAGTATCACCAAATTCATTTTTTAGTGTTGATTCATCTGCATATATATCGAGAGCTGATGCTAATATTGGGTCATTATCCATTGCATCGTAATCTCTAAAAACTTCTCTACGAACTTGTTGGTATGCCATTGATTGAGCACCACCGGCTTGTTCGAAGAAACTTTTTTGTAGTTTCGTGTACCTATCTCTTAGAGAAGATAAGTTAGTTTGTTGTCTTTCATCAGTATCGAAAACTTTTCTCTTACCATCTTTATTGACAGTAACAACTGCCTGAGCTCTAAAGAGTTTAGTTAACCTACCAAAAAATGAAGTATCTGCCATGTTGTTCCTAATTTAAATTATAACCTTTATTTTGTTTTACCATTTTCTACAAGACCAATACCTTGCTTTGTGTCTTGGACCGGGTGAATCACAGTTATGTCTAGCTCTAAATGCTTTTCTTGCATCTGGATTAGATTTTCTGATTTTCATCGTTTTCTCTCCTGATTTTTTTGCTGAACTTCCTCCATGTCCAAAGTTAACTTTTACAACGTTACCTTGTGGGTTTTTGACATATACTTTAAATTTTTTTACATCACCTTGCATCGGTTTCCCAAGTTTGACTGTTCTACCTTGATACTCGGCTTCATTCATATCAGATTTGTATTCTTTCATGAATTCACAGAACTCCTTTATATCGTGGTAATTTTCCACCGTATATTCTTCTGTGTGTATCTCTTCGTTAAGTAATTTTTTTAATGATATCATAGTTATTTTCTCCTATACTATAAATATAGATTTATTTAATTAACCAAGTTAGGTCTTCATTTGAATCCCCAACCCTCATTGACCATGGGTTTTCTTCCATTGATGCATTACCACCAAATCCCATTCCAGCAACATCTAATTGATGTGCTCCAATTCCACCCAATGCTTGTTTTGTTAAATCAATTCCTTCTTGTCTTAATCTCAAAGCGGTATCTCTTACCCACAATCCAATTGATAATGACATTGTTAAATCATCATTGTATCCTCTCATTGCTTCTGCTCTGTTTCCTCTCCATATAAATGTAAATAATTCACTTATTGTTCTTTCAGAGCGAATCGTTACAGATTTTTCTCTGATATATTGTTCTAACTTAGAAATGATTAAAGGTCTTGTTTTAGATGTTGTACTAAAACCAGCAGTTAATCCTCTATCTTGTGCTCTGTATTTGTTTGTTAATTGATTCTCCACATCTACATACTTTAAATCCTTACTCATATAGAAAAGATTACCATATCCTCTATCAATTACTTGTTGTAAAACTGCCCAACCAATATTTGCGTTCTCAACTACTAGTAATGCATTATTATATTCAGTTGCAAGAGATACAAGAAAGTTTCCGAAATCTTTTGTATCTAATTTACCTTTATATTCAGCAACTTGAGATGATTCTTCTATATCAATAACATGACAGGCAGAATAATCACTTGAATCTCCACGAGCAACATCCGCTACAACCATATAAGATTTATTGTAGTTTGGATATTCCCATTTCCAAAGATTTCCATCAAACCCAGTCTTTTCGATTGGTTCTTGTACAAATGATTCTTTATAGAACATAAGGAGTTGTGGGTCTATCACAGTATCACCAGAAGAAACGAAATCACAATCACATTCTTGTGCTGCACCCTTTACTCCTAATAAAACTTCTTGTTCATCTCTCCATGTTTGGTCTCTTTCAGGATGAACACTCCAATGTAATCTAATTGGATTGAATGTATTTGTTTCTTCTTCTGCACCTACCCAAGTTTTGTGAAAAAAGTTTCCTACACCATTTGGAGTAGATAAGATAATTGCATTACCCCCAGTCGATAGTGTTGATTGAGATGATACCCAAATATCTTCAATCTTATCAATAAATGCTGCCTCATCAAATACTAACAAGGATAATGCTTCAGAACGACCAGCATCTCCAGCTGCAGAAGTTGCTTTTATCTGAGAACCATTTGAGTATCTCAAAGATAATTTGTTATCTTCTACTGTATTTTGTTTTAACCACGATGGTAAGTACTGATTCATCACACGAACCTTCGTTACTAAGTTTTTTGCAACTTCTTGTTTAGTTGCAATTACCAATACGTTGAAATCTTGATTGAATAACATTTTCCAAAGTGAAAATCCCGCAGTTAAGGTTGAGATACCTGTTTGTCGAGATTTAAGGATGATGTTATAACGATGTTGTGCGAATTGGTCTAAAGTTCTTTCTTGAAATTGATATAAATGAAAAGGTATCTTACCACGCACAGGATGTTGAATCATACAATACTTTTTCATAAAGTAGATTGGGTCTCCAGCACATTTCTGATACTCAAGTTTTATTATTTCTTTTAAACTTTGTTTAGCCATTCTATTTTTTTCCTAGTTTCCAATACATAGAACCACCAACAAATGGTTTATACTCACCAAGTTGATTTGATATACCAAGATTTAAACCATAGATGTTTAATTTCTTTGTTTTAAATAAAACATTACCACTAAGATTATTTAATCCATTGGTTTGGTCTATTCCTGTTCCAAAACCAATATAAAATTCATTCTTTGGTAACTCTTTTACTATTGTAGTATTATAAACTGTTGGAATCTTGAAATACCAATCGATTTCTCTTGATTCAATTCTGTTTTGTGAAATAACATCAGTAAGAATACCAAATCCTAAATCTCCACTTGGTTTGTTACCTACTGAATCAGTAACTACTTCAGGAAAATCATATGCTAAACTTAATGTATCTTTGACTGTTATCTTTGAAAAGTAATCTTTAATAATTGCAAGTGAATCTACATCAACTGGTATCTCTACTTCTTTAATTACTTCCTTTGTAATGTACTTTGGTACATACTTTGTTACTTTAACTTCTTTTTCTACATATATCGTATCAGTTTTTGATTCTAATAACTCATATTGTTCTCCATCTACTTCTACAAGAGTCTTATCTCCATTATCTGTTCCACATCCTCTTAAAAATAAAATAATTCCGAGTAGAAGAAGAATTATTATCTCCCTCCATCGTTTAATCAATAAACTAAATATAATGCTCATAATTTTTTTCCCTTAACTTATCAAAAGCTTCTTCTCTTTTGACTTCTAATTCTTTAATTTCAGTTTCACCGTAATCAATAAGTTCTTGTATCTCGGCTTTAACCTCATCAATAGATTTTGGTAACTTCCATGTTTCAGTAACCTTACCATCTGAACCTATCATTTCGTATTCTTCTTTTAATTCACCAATTGATTGTTTATATGATTCTATTTTTGTTTTACCATATACAATCATCTTTGTCCATATCTTATAGTTCTGATATTCTGCCCATAACCCAGCAGTTCGTATCTCATGTTCTTTATCAACAGTACATTCCATACAAAAACCATTACTTTGAATGAATTTTAAATCTTTATCTGTTTTCTTAATGGTTTTACATTCAGAATTCTTACAATTTGACTTTTCTTGAAGATAATTTCTTATTTCTTGAAAAGCTTCAGAGTTTTTTCCTGTTTTTAAGATATAACCATCTTTTTGTTCGTATTTGTTATGTTCATCTTCCCAAACATCTCCAATATTACGAACTTCTTTAGCTTTAGTGTATCCAATGGTGGTATTTTTATCATACTCACCTGTCTCTACCATATCTACCAACTTTCTTCGAGTTGGGTGCATATACTTCTTCTTAAATTCTTTACCCATTGTTATATATTAGGTTATGATTTATATATAAATATATCAAATTAAAGAAACCGAAAATTTTAGAAGAAAATACCAAGTATTTGATTTACGGATGCGAATGTACCTGTAAGTTTAAAAGTATTTCCTTTATATAAGAACACAATACCTTCATTCGGTACAATTTTCTTAGAACCACCAATAGATTTTAATCTACCAAGTTCTAATTTAAGTTTTTCAATCTTTTTTGGGTCACCTGATTTCTTAACATCTTTAATTGTCTTATCAATTCGTTTTTTCATATCACGAACTGCTGCATCAGCGTTAACTGTTAGTGCAGATGAGGTGAACTCTAACACTTCTGCACCTAAACCTAAGAATATCTGTTCAAACTTCATTAAGTTCTTCTTACCAATCTTCTTTTGGTCTTCTTTATCTGTTTTCTTAGCCCATTCTAATGTTTTTTCATCAGTAATGTTCTTTTTATCTAATCTAAACTTCTTATCCATGAACGCCCATCTCTTAACTAACCCCATTTTGGTTTTGTTATCGAGTGATGATGGAGAATTCTTATCTACCCATTGTTCCCACCATGCTTGATGGTAGTTTGCAACACCATCTGTATCCTTTAAACTGAATTCTTTCTGTAATTTGGATATCATTGATGAGTATTTACTACGTTTAGTAGATAAATCTTGTGATTTAGGTAATTTTACGATAGGAGGTCCTTGAATAGTGTAATTATCTTGTACATCTTTGTTAACTTGTTTAATCATACCAGCTAATACTCTTGCTGCTTCACCATTCTCTCCAATTGCAACACCATCCATGTTGAATTCCATAGTACCATGGAACACAAGTAACGCTTGACCATAAGGAATAACGTTTACTGATGTTGGGTATATCACTTCAAGGTTCATAAAAC